TGGTTCATCGCGGGTTATTTCAAATATAGCACTCCCCATAAATGAAGAACTGCGTTAGTGTTTAACCAATGTTTGTTTTTACTGTATCAATACATCGAACCAATCTGTTCCAATTGTATAGTTATCATTGAATCTGCTTCCTCTTGCGTCAATGGACTCACCTCTTTCCACCGTTGTATGCGACAGCGTGACCCTCTTTAACAAGTTCGGCATTCACATTCATACTTCCTACAGTAATTTCGCCTAAGCAACGACCAAACTTACCTACGCCGTGTGATTTCAATGTTACTGTCTTTCCTTCTATCATTTGCTCAAGCCTTTCCTTAGCAGCAAGCCCACGAATCTTCTCCTCTTTATCGCGTGTGCGTGACTCAGGGGCGTTTATACCATACATACGCACGCGAACCCTGTAATGAACATGGAATCCCAAATCAACTCGGACATCAACTGTGTCGCCATCAACAACTCGCAAAACTTCTGCTCTATATTCCCACATTATATCAAAACTCCTATTTTTCGTAATACCCATCCCCAAATAGGGGTTGTTTCAAGGCAGACCCCGTAAGGGTCATTATCCATATCACTCTTTCCTTACGATACAGTCTATACAATTACCAAGAGAACAGAAATTACAGAAATTACTCATGTTCATTCCTCTTTCCCTCCCTTAGTCACCTTGAATGCTTCCATATCGAGGTTGTGTTGTTTTTGCATCTTTTCCATGTCGAGGTCGTGCTTCATCTTTACTTCCTCAAGCATTCGTGTATGAGCATCAACTGCTTCTGTGGATGCGACATCGCTTGTTAGTTGGTCGGGTAGAATGTTGATTTTCGCTGTTTCCTTACCCTTGAACAAGTCGAGAACGCTTGTAATTATTAAGAGTGCAGGACCACCGAGAAGTCCGATAACCGTTAGTTGGCTGTCTGAAATATCCCTTTGTTCTACGATACTGAAATAGGATGCAGTAGCCGCTATAACCACCCAAGCCATAACTACCCCCATACCAAAGGTAAGCATCAGGGCTTCGTTAGGATTGCTCATTTTCATTCGGGACATGGGTTTAGCACCATGCTTGTGATTTATCAACCTTTCAATAGTCATGCGACTATGTAGAAAGAGAGCAAATATGAATATGAAAGAGGCTATCGTCACGACATCTCCGTAACTAAGGTTCATTCTGAATCCTCCTTATCGCTCTTTCCGGGCTGAGAATGCTCTCGCGGTAGTTCTCCCATATTTTGATTCTGTGATACTCTTTCCTCGCCTTCCTTCCCAATAGTAGGTAGATTTAGAAGGTCAAGAGTTTGGTTAAGAGTTAGGACACCCGCATTGTAGCCCATTGTAGCACGCTGCATAACATTGAGCGGAGTTTCGCTATCCATAGCCTCAAACTTAATTGTTGGTAGGTCTTGCTTCCGGTATTCGATACCGAGAAGGTCGAGATGAGTCATAAACATCTTTGTAGCAGATTCACCGAGAATACGGTGCATTCTTGAGATTGCTTGAACGGCCCAAAGGTTCGCGTTGTATGTAGCAGCGAAGGTTGAACCTCGCTCTTGTCCTGCGGCAACTCTCGGTACTTGTAGAACAGCAGCGATATCCCCATTTATTGCGTCGAGGAAGTCTGTGTTGTTAGGAACGCTGTTCCCTACATCCACATGATGCAATTCCACATAGTGAGGTAGAACGGGGATTTGGTCGCCCCTTAGACTTTCAAAGAGTGAGATAACCTCATCCATGATGTGCTGTAAGCGTTGGCTTTGCTCGGCTGGGTCTTGGATATGCTCGATAGCAGACTTATCAATGGTGATAAACTGCTTCGTCATCGAGTCCTCAAGACTAATACGGTTATTCATGCTGTTATACTTCATGCGTATAGGTTGCTTGAGTGAAGTGAAGCGAGATGCGCCCCACACACCGTAGGTCTTACGGGATTTGTTATCCACGAACCAATTACTCCTGTAGTCTATCTTAATGTGCATGATTTCACGCGCAGGTATTGCACGCTCGTATGAGGTGGCTTCGCGCACCATGTATGTAACAGGTTTGATAATTGGGTTGTCTTCATCGGCTACGAAGTAGGATTCAAGCCCACCTCGCTCATCAACAATGGTAATCTGCTTTATGGGGAGGTTCTGAATGCCTGTTACACCAATACCCTCTTTGCCGACTATCTTATTGATATCGTTTCCATATACCATAAGATTACGCATGGCGTTAATCATAATATCGTCAAAGTCAATCGTTTCTTCAACGAGTTCCTTTATTGCGTTGCGTATCTGCGCGTTCTTCCCGCGTGAGTAGTTAATCTCGTAGTTGTTAGCGGTTAGCGATACTGCACGCACCGCACCATTGAGTTCGGGGTCCAACTTTAGCATATTGTCGAATAGGTCGAACTCATTATCGAAGTTACTATCACTTCTCAAGTTTTCTGTATTCCTAACCATGTCGGGGATTCCAGCAATAGCCGAAAACGGCTCCGTCATCATCCCTACCCTCTCAATAATTGGGTTTTTCACTTCTTCCTTCGCTTTGGAACGAAATAGGTTCCATCGTCTGCGCTCGGCCATAATATAACGAATAATGGCCTGTCTTTTAACCATTGGGGTATTATTTTCATTATTTATGCGTTTTTCAGAAGAAATTAAGTGTGATACTGCGGATTTGTTTTGTATTTCTTCAATTTCTTCTATAGTATAGAGAAGTTCCTTACAGGAACTAAGTAGTTAGTAGTAAAGTGGGGCGGGCTATACCAAACATACCTTTGAAGAAATTGAAGTAATTGAAAAGTGGCTTTCAGTAACGCGATTTATTATTTTTGTGAATTAGCAAAACAATGAAAATAATACCATTCTACCCAATAGTTATAACACAAAACATTAGAGGCTTGGTATATGGGACACTACACAGGTGGCTATGAGTTAATTGAGAAGTTTGCTAAGGACCGGCATTTTGGTTCTACGATGGATTTTGCTGAGTTTCTAAATAGTATAGAACCAGCACGAAGCGTTCAGGCTTGGCGACAAGCAGTAAATAGGTGGGTTGCTAAAGGCAATACCTTTCGCAATTTTGATTTGGAAGATACTACTGTTGCTGCCTCTAAAGTGTATTATGATTCTCATAATGATAACTACATTGTAATGATGGAGGTTACTGACGGCCTCGTTATCATTGATGGTGAGCAACACCGCGCTATGAAGGAGTCTTATGCTGATATTGGCGGAGGTCTTACAGTTGATGAGATGGCGCGTGAGTTTGAAATGCCCGCAGTTATTATCAGCGAATATATCAAGGTCAATAAGTGGAAGCATGGTATGCAACCATTTACCGATGAAGAAGTAATGTCGCATACTCTTGACGACATGGTTGATAAGTTCTTAGACATACGCAAGTTAGAGATTCTAAAGAAGGCAGACAAGAAGAAGTGGAGGCAAATAGAGAAGGATGCTGAACAGTATCTCTTACTTCGTGAAGGTCTTGCTGATTCTTTCTTTGAAGTCTTAGCCGACCATAAACCTGCAACAGTAAAGAGCAGGGATATGAAGATTGGTAAGGAATATGCAGTAGTCTTATCTCCTACTGACTTACATTTTGGTAAGTATGGTTGGGTTGATGAAGTAGGCACTACATACCACTTAGACGAAGCACGCGAGCGCGTGTTAGGTAAAACTGAGGAGTTGTTAGCGAGGCTACCAAGTAAGCCTGAGAAGTTCTATGTGGGTATTGGTTCTGATTGGTTCCATGTTGATAATGATATTGGAACTACTACAAAGGGAACGGCGCAAGATATGGCTGCTACTCCTGCTCAAATACTCATGGAGGGTTGCGACCTTGCACGACAACACATTGACTTACTCAGAACTGTAAGCGATGTTGAACTTGTATTCATGGGTGGTAATCACGATAAACATACGAGTATTATGCTCATGCTTTACTTAGAAGCCTACTACAAGGGATGCGATGATGTAAATGTCGTAGTAAGTCCTCATGTTAGGCAATATGTTACCTACGGAAAGAATCTCATCGGATTTACACATGGCGATGGGAAGGTTATGAATAAATTATCAATGCTAATGGCCCACGAAGCGAGAGAGAATTGGGGCCAAACCACTAATCACCTGTGGTTTCACGGACATTTGCATCATCAACAGATGCGCGAGATGGCTGGCTGTTTGGTAGTCCAACTACCAAGTCTTGCCGGTGAAGATAGATACCATGCGAGGAACGGCTATACTATGGCCCGCGCAGGACTATCCGCGTATATGATTGATAAGGAAATGGGCCTGATAGGAAGCCTCTTTGCTCCGGTGATGCACGATGACGAGTAATTGGACTTCGGCCAAATGTCGTTGGTGCGGTTGGGAAGCACCCCGTATGATGATTGAAAAGGCATCTACAAGGGTTTGTCCTTACTGTGGTAAGAAGGAGTTGCACCCAATATGAGTTTGAAGCAAGATTTGGCGATGGAAAGGTCGCGTAGGTCTGTAAAGTATTTCTATGAGTGGCTTGGCTACACATGGGGCGAGCATATCGGTGATTGGATGCAGATGTATGGTGATAGAAAGGGTGCGGAAGTGCATCGTGTCTGTATTATCGCTCCAAGAGGTCACAGTAAATCAACTACTCTTAGGGTTAAACTACTTCATCAATGTTTGTTTGAGAAGTGGAATAACGACAGGCCCTTTACCTGCTGGTTGATTTCTGCGAGTAAAGATACGGCTATTAGAAGGCTACAAGAAATACGCGATGATATGAAGCGACATCCTCAATTATCAAGATATCTTGACCCGAAGAAGGGTAATAAGACTGAGGTGCATTTCACTAATGGTTCTTGGATTATGGCGACATCAGTTGGCTCCGCTATTCGTGGGGAGCATCCCGCGTGTGTAGCATTTGACGATGTGCTGGTTGATTCTGACGATATGAACCCTCGCACACTACAACAATGGTTTAGGAAGGCGATTACACCAATGCTTGACCCTAATTCATCTATCTATGTAGTCGGAACTCCTATGAGTATGACCGACCTTTACCATACTGAGATGCTTGAAAATGATACTTGGAAAACGGGCACTTGGAGTTCTGTAACGAACTACGACGAGTGGAAAAGTAGTGATGGTAAGATTAAACCCATTCCTCTTTGGCCTGAACACAGAAATATCAACTATCTCTTGGAACAACGGAAGGCTATTGGCGATTTGGAGTTTGCACAGGAGTTCTTATGCAGGGTTGTTGATGACGATTCTGCCGTCTATCCTCAAACGCTTATTCGTAAGCATCTTGACCTTGATACCATTATACAGCCTGAGAAGTTGGATAACAACCGATATGTGATTGGGTTTGACCCAGCACACGGCTTAGGACAGGACTATTCAGTTATTATTGTGTTGAGGCAAGACGACGATGGCTTCATTCACTTCGTAAATATGTGGAGGCGTAATGACTTCCCTCCTGCCGAGCAAACTGATGTTCTTATTGAGTGGTCGAAGCGATATGGCGCAGCAGTTGCTGCTGAGGATGTAGGCTTCCAACAAATGTATGACGCTCTTATTCAACAGAAGGGAGCCGTTGTAGATTACCGACCAAGCAAGGTAGGTAATAGAACTTTGAAGCAAGGACTTCTAAACCGATTGAGGGTTTGGTTTGAGCGTGAGATGATTGCGTTCCCCTATGGTAACGATGAAACAAGGCGTATGGTCGAGGTTATTCTTGAGGAGTTCAAGGGTCACGCTTGGCGCGACGGCCTTATTGTAGATTTGGGC